TCATATGATACAATGAACTCAGGTAATTATTTAGTAGAAAGATTAAGACATAATATTTTATTTGAAGAAAGATCAACACCTAAACATAGAATTGCAATGGATGTGGTAAGGATGGGATATAAATGACAACGGCAAGTATAGGACAAGAAGGTTTTGTTTGGTTTATTGGTAAGGTTGAAGATAGAGATGATCCTCTACAACTAGGTAGAGTAAAAGTAAGAATAATGGACTTTCACCCTGAAAGTAAAAGTCTTGTTCCTACCGATCAACTACCTTGGGCACAAATTTTATTACCTTCTACAAATCCTAGTTTTGAAAAAGTAGGATTATCCCCAGTAGGTTTAACTATTGGTACAACTGTATTTGGATTTTTTATAGATGGCTATGATGCCAATCAACCTGTTATACTTGGTACTACCCATGGTAAGGTTGGTAATGTAAGTGATGTACCAGATACATCTATAGGTTTAAATTCAGTGGAAAAAACATTTGATAGTTTTGAACCAAAATCGGCCTATGCAGCACAATATCCATATAATAAGACTTTTAGATCAGAGCAAGGTCATGTAATAGAAATAGATGATACACCTAATCAAGAAAGAATTCATATGTATCATAAATCTGGTACATATAAAGAAATAAACAAAAATGGTAATCAAGTAGATAAAATTGTAGGTGATCATTTTGAAATAACTTTAAAGAATAAAGTTGTTCATATAAAAGGTGATGTTGCTATGTTAGTTGATGGTTCATATACTTTAGAATCAAAAGGTAACATGCTCTTTAAAGCACCTAGAATAGATATTAATCCTCCAGGTGATAGTGGTGTTACTTCTAAAGCAACAGATCTTGCTTCTGAGGCAAGCGCACAAGCGGTAACAGGTACACAGACAACTATTGTATCTTCTACTACAACATCAGCAGATGTAATTGAAGGTAGTGATGCTACATCAGATAGTGTTACTGGTGAAACAGGTTCAGATCTTGGTGCACAAATTGCAGCATTATTTACTAGTGGTACTATTTTAGGATTAATATCACAAGCAGTCGAACCAATGGTTGCCCAAGAGATGCAAGCATTAGGAACATTTAATGTTGGTGAAGGCAATGCTGTATCTATTACAGCATCAGGTGGTATTGAAGTACAAGATCTAACAGTTAATTCAACAGCTATATCTGTACCCGCAGAAATTAGTGTTGGTAATACAACTGTTAACACACAAATAAATGCTACATCAGTTTCTATTGGAGGTAACTTTAGTATAGGAGGTTTTGCTTTTGAGAATGCAAGCACAGTAGATTTTGATTATACAATTAGTACAAATAAAAATGCAATGTCAGCTGGACCTATTACTATTAATACAGGTATTACAGTAACAATACCGTCAGGGTCTGTTTGGACGATAGTTTAGGAGAATAAATGCCAATCACATTAAACGGTACAACAGGAAAAATTAATAATCTAACAATCCCAACTGAATCAGGTACAATAGTAGGTACTGGTTCAAATTTTCCATTAAATATTGATCCAAATGCAGCAGCAAATAGCGTCTTTATTAGCTCGGCAGGTAAGGTATTTAAGTCTAAAGTTCCATATATTCAATTACTACATAATGCTAATCAAGAATATGCAGCAGGAAATGCTATTACCAATTGGAGAGTATATCAATCAAGAGATATAGTTCATTCATCTGGGGTTTTAACAATACCTGTTACTGGGTTATATCATATTGGTGTTACTTTAATTCAAGATGGTGATGGTGGAATATATGCAAATATAAATGGTACAGATCAATTTAGAATTGGATATGCTGATAGAGGAACTGATACTTCTTGGTCACAGCTTTCAGGTGATGCGATATTTTATATGCAAGCTAATGATCTTTTTAAACTTACAATGCAAGGTACTCATAATATATACGGGGATTCCGGTGTACCAACAGTATCATCATTTTATTGTTATTTAATAGGATAATAAATGAGTAAAATAAAAATAGTTTCAAATGCATCAGGAACTGGCGTATATACAATAGAGAGTCCTAGTTCAAATGATAATAGAACTCTAACCTTACCAAGTAATGGTGGTAATCTTGTCACCACTGGTGATTCTAATACTATTACTAACGACATGATTTCTACAAACTTTTTAAGGTTTGACCTTATTGCCGAAGGTGCATTTACTACTAATTTTACGTTATCAGAAACAGCTGCAAATTTTGATATGTTATTTGTGCATTATGATTTATCAACAGGGACACAGACGATTGCTAGTACAAATGCTACTGATCAAGACTGGGAAAGAACATTATGGCTATCCCCACATCATATTCAATATGGTTATTCATATGTAGAATCAACAGACCAAGATGATTTTGCAGTTATAGGAACAACATTTTATTACCATAGAGGCACACAAACAAATAATATTGTAAGGCAAGTCTATGGTGTAAAATTTAGAGGTGCTTAAATGTTAAAATATTATTTTGATACAAACAATAAATGTATAGGTATTCAAGAAGATGGACAACTTGGAGAACCTATTTACGATACAAAAGTAGAAGTAAGTGGTAATAATCAATTATGGAGCGTTCAACATCAAGGTGTTGTAATTGATAATAAAAGATATGATATGTCAGTATTACAAAATAATAATGGCACAGTTGAAGTAGTCCAATCAAGAATTGATGATATAGATAGTAACGCATATAAAATAAAAAGAGGGCCAACAAGAGATGTTGATAAAGCATTTGCTGAAAAATATAATATTAAAACTTATCCATCATTAGGTGAACAGTTGGATTTATTATGGCATGATATTGATAATGGATTATTTGGAGATTCAGTAAAAACAAATTCAACGTTTTATAGTAAAATAAAAGAAGTTAAAGATGAGCATCCAAAGGAATAAAGTATGAGTACATTAATAGTAGACGCAATTAAAGGAACTGAATCATCAAATAATGATATAGAAATAAATGCTAATGGTGAAGTTGAATTTAAGAGCCCTGTTGCCTTTACTAACCCGGCAACTAATATAAATGGTGATAAAAATGTTTTAATAAATGGGGATATGCGTATTGCACAGAGAGGAGCTTCAGCAGGTGTATCTGGTGGATATCAAACTCTTGATAGATGGCAAACTGATTTTTCAGGTCTTGGTGGGTTTACAATGTCACGTTCTACTGATGTACCAGATGGTCAAGGCTTTACACGTAGTCTAAAAATGGATTGTACATCTGGTGATCCATCACCTGCATCATCAGATAGACTAACAGTAAGACAGAAAATCGAAGGTGGTAATTTACAACATTTTATGAAAGGTACAGCTAATGCCCAAAAAATGACTTTATCATTTTGGGTAAAGTCAAATAAAACTGGAACATATGTTGTAAAATTTAAAGATGCAAATGGTAGATTTATTTCAAAAACTTATACTATTGATTCATCATCTACATGGGAAAAGAAAATAATAACAGTTGAAGGTGATACAGGTGGTTCAGCTATAAGTGATAATGCTAATGAAGGTCTGCAAGTTGAGTGGTGGTTAGGTGCTGGGTCTAATTATACACTTGGTTTAAATGGTAGCTGGGATGTTGTAACTGATGATTTATCAGCAGGTGGTCAAGTTAATTTAGCAGATGCTATATCTAATGAATGGTATATGACTGGTACCCAACTTGAAGTTGGACCAGTAGCAACAAATTTTGAATTTATATCTTATGATAGATTATTTGCTAAATGTCAAAGATATTATCTATTACCTAAAAATAGTAGTTATGGTTGGCAAGGAAGACGAGGTGGTGGTAGATTTTTTAGAGTTAATAATAGAACGCAAGGATCATATGATTTTCCAGTTCCTATGAGAGCACCTCCATCTTTTACTGCCACAAGATTGTATGGTGATGGTACATGGGCAAGTGGTACTTGTTATGCAGGTAATGGTTGGGCTAACCCTACTGCTAATAACTATGTTAATTTTGAATCAAATGTCAATCCAGAATCAGGTAGTGGTAATGGTGGAACTTTTGGTTTTAATGTGGTCATTTCAGCAGAATTAAGTTAAAGGAGAATAATTATGTCTGAATTTACATATGAAGAAGTAAAATATCAAGATAGTCTAGACACAGTTTCACATATAAGACGTTCTGATGGTTGGGATATTCCTATACATGAAGATAACTCTATGTATAAAGAATATTTAAAGTGGAAAGAGGCAGGTAATACACCTGGTGAGTTAATACGCGAATAATACAGCATAAATAGAAATATGGCTCTAGTTAAACCAATCACAAAGAAGAAACCTAACGCAATTCAAGAAACGTTATATCAAGATTTGTTTGCGTTTAACTTAGTAAATAATGAAAATAAAGATTTAAATCTATTAGAAAATGAAAATGCTGTTAAACAATCTATAATTAATATATTATTAACAAATGTAGGTGAGAGACATTTTAATCCTGATTATGGTAGTGATATTAATAAAGTATTATTTGAGAATATTACACCTCAAACTATTAGTACTTTAAAGTCATTAATAAGAACTAGCATTGAAAATTTTGAACCAAGGGCAAAAATTTTAGAGGTATCAGTTACGCCATCTGCAGATGAGCATTATCTAAATGTTAACGTTATTTTTAACATAATAAATAAAACTGAACCAATCGATTTAGACATTTTACTTAATAGGATACGATAGTGGCAAACACTAGTTTAAAATTAACAGGATTAGACTACGATAGTCTTAGGGATAACTTTAAAAACTTTTTAAAGAGAGCTGATTCGCCTTTTAAAGATGTAGATTTTGAAGGTTCTAATATTAGCCAGCTTTTAGATATATTAGCATATAACACATATAATAATGCATTTTATTTAAATATGGTTGCAAGTGAGATGTTTTTAGATTCAGCACAATTAAGAGATAGTGTTATATCACATGCTAAAGAATTAAATTATGTTCCTAGGTCCTATAGATCGGCAGAGGCAACTGTATCATTTACAGTAACACCTTCCACTAGTATTGATTCTTTATTAATTCCAAAAGGTACTTCTTTTACAACAAAGATAGGATCTAATAATTATATTTTTACTACAGGTGTTAGTTCAATACACACTGCAAATACCAGTAATGTAATTAATGTAGATAATTTAAGTATATTTGAAGGAACATTTGTAACAGATACATTTATTTACTCTACATCGAATAATGATCAAAGATTTGTTCTTTCTAATCCAACTATTGATACTAGAAGTATTACAATAACAGTATTAGAAAATGAAGGTGCTAATTCATATACCTATACACAAGCAACTTCATTCTTAGGTCATTCTGCTAATTCACAAGTATATTATATACAAGCTGCAGAGAATAGTCAATATGAGATCAAATTTGGTGATAATGTAGTTTCAAAAAGACCACAAAACGGTTCTACTATAGTTGCAGAATATAGAGTATGTAATGGTGAATTACCAAATGGTGCAGCAGTATTTTCTATAGATGGTCCAATACAAGGTCAATCTAACATATCTGCTATTTCAACAGACACACAGGCAAGAGGTGGTGGTGTTGCCGAGTCAATTGAAAGTATTAAATTTAATGCACCACGTTCTTATCAAAACCAAGATAGAGCTATTACATCATCTGACTTTGAAAATTTATTAAGACAAAGTTTTCCTGAAATAGAATCAGTTGCAGTGTATGGTGGAGAAGAATTAGATCCACCACAGTTTGGTAGAGTTGTTGTTGCAATTGATACTGTTAATAATGAAGGTATAACAGAGGCAGACAAAACAGAATATACAGAATTTTTAAGTTCAAGATCAACAGTTGGAATTACACCATTAGTTGTTAATCCAGATTTCTTATATGTTGAAATCGATGTTACAGTTACATACAATATTAATAATACTAATTTAGATGATACAGCTATTAAGACGTTAGCTAAAAATGAAATTAGTACTTACAATGCAACATATCTAAATGACTTTAATAAATCGTTAAGATATAGTCAATTAGTAGAAGATCTTAACGCTATACACGATTCAGTAGTTAGTGTTGATGTACGTTTACATCCTTTTGTTAGATTATCACCTACTGCAGGAGTTGCATTTAACAAAACAATATTGTATAATATAGAGCTTGATACTGAGTATAGTTTAAGTACTGGTGAAACAGATTATGTTCAATCAGAAGTACATGCAATATTTTCTTCTAGATTTACATATGAAGGTAGCACTGCAACTATTCAAGATGATAGAGCAGGTAAGTTAGTTATCTATAGATTAGATGATAATAATAAGAATGTATTTGTTAAAAATATTGGTACAGTAGATTATACAACCGGTAAAGTTTCAATAGAAGGATTAGTTATACAAAATACTGGTAATTTTGCATCTATAAGACTATATGCCAATCCTAAGTTTAGAGATATAACCGCATCTAAAAATACAATTATTACAATTAGAGATTCAGATATAGAAGCATTCACAAAGCAGATTAGAGAATGAGTTCATTAGAAAGATTTATTTCACCTTTTATAGAATCACAGTTTCCTGATTTTTATAAAGATCAAGGACCGCTGTTTATTCTACTTATGGAAGAATATTATAAATGGCTTGAAACTAATGAACCAGAATATGCTAATTATGTTGGTGCATTGGTAAACGGTAATCCACTCTATCATGGAAGAAGATTAACAGATTATAAAGATGTTGATAGAACTATTGATGAATTCTTTATACATTTTAAAGAAAAGTTCGTAAAAAATACAACAATTGATTCTACTGTTTCAAAAGAACAATTAATTAAATCTGCACAAGATATTTTTTCAAGTAAAGGTTCTGAAAGATCGATAGATCTTTTATTTAAAAATTTATACGGTAGAAATATAGAAGTATATTATCCAGGTAATGATGTATTAAGAACATCTGATGGTACATATGTTTCACCAATTTATCTTGAACTTAGTATTTCAACTAGAACTAACTTAATGGTTGGTAAAAGTATTACAGGTTCAAGTTCAGGTGCAACTGCAAATATAGAATATATTGTAAGAAGAAATGTTAATGGTAAAATTATTGATGTAGCATTTTTATCAAACGTAATTGGTACTTTTAGATCCGGTGAGATTGTTTCTGAAGATGGTGTAGATTTAAATGCACCTAAAATAGTAGGTTCACTTACAAATATTAATCTAACTCTATCAGGTCTTAATTTTACATTAGGTGAAGAAGTAAACATAACATCAACAAATGGTATTGAAGGTAAAGCACTTATTACAGCAGTTGATTTTACAACTGGTAAAGTAAGTATAACTTTAACCGATGGTGGATGGGGATATACTAACTCAACAGTTGAGACAGTAGTAAGTAGTAAGGGTGTTGAGTATTTTAATTTAAGTAATGCTAATTCTAATATTACAACATTTGAAAGATTTGAAACTGTAACTCAAAATAATTTTTCGTTTGTATGTAATAATGTAGTAGGAACTATCTCTATTAATTCAAATTTTACTAACATAGATGAATCATTATCTAAAGTAGTTTTAAGAACACAAGATTCAGGATCAAACGCTGCAACAATTACATTATCTCAAATAAGTGGTAATGTATTTTCTAACTCTATTTTATTTGATAAAAATCAATCAATAGTTGTAACTAATACAAATGTTTCAGATTTTTCCGCAGGTGATATTATTAGACAAGAAAATGCAGGAACTAATAATACTACTGGTTCTATTCAATCTATTTCTAATGTTGCAATTATTAATGTTGATACAGCAACAATAGGATCAAATGGAATTCATGTAGGTTTATTTGCAGAACAAGATACAACAGAAGCTACTGGAATAGTTAAACTTATCCCTAGGGAGAACTATCACACCTATACAAATGTAGAAGTAATGGCCCTATCAGGAGTAACTGGGACATTCAATGGATCTGATGATATAACACTATATACAACCAATGCTAAATCTACTAGTGTGGAAGTTATTACACCAACGGCTGCAACTGATGGTTTTCTTTTTAATTTACAAGATACTAATTTATCAGATAATACTAGATTTTCTACTAGTAATACTATAATATTAAGCGGTGATTCTTCTGTTAATAATGTAATTAAAATTGCATCTGATGTTGGAGGAATAGTAAATAATTCAACGGATGTATCTGCAACTGGTAATAATATATTAGGTAACACCACTCATTTAGGATTTAGTAGTCCTAATAACACTTTTTATGCATCTGGTAATTCTACTTTAGTAACAGGATTAAATTCCAATTCAGTTGCAAATGTATCTGCAGTTTTAACTGGGTCGGGTGCTGATTACTCTGTTGGTAGATTAGTAGATACAGAATCAGTTAGAATTAACACTGACTTATTAAGTTCTAATAATGATGGTCCAGGTTCTGATAGTGCCGAACATATGGATATTTTAATTACTGGTGCCAATGCAACATTTGGTAATTTAAGTTCAGTGTATATTGCTAATTCTGGTACAGGTTATTCTAATACTGACACAGTACAATTTACAGGGGGTAATACTGGGGTTGGTTCTTTTGAATCAGGTAATGCAACTATCACAACAGATGCATCAGGTAATATTACTTTAGTTACTTTATCTTCTAATGTAGGTAGTGGTATAGTTACAACAGCACAAACAGGTATAACAACTAGTGGTGGTACTGGTGCAAATTTAATTCCATTTTCTTCTTTAGGATTTGTTAAATCACCTAGTGGTGATTCACAAACAAGATTACAAGATTTATTTTCATATACAGATTATACAATAGGTACTATTGGTAACTTGTTTGGTATTAACCCTGGTGAAGATTATAATTATGATCCTTTTGTTATAGCATATGAACCAAAGATTGCAGCATATGGAAAACAAGATATAGTATTACAAATAGAAAATGTAACAGGCGCATTTTTAGAAGGAGAAAATGTTACACAAGGTATTGATACACCTGGTGTTAGTATAGTATCAAATACTATTACTGGTAATACAACTTTTGATGCTGGTGAGTTTGTATATTCTAAAGATGCATTTAATACAAATACAGCCACAGGTATTATTAGTACAACAGAAGTATCAGGTGCAAATCAAACAACAGTTATTCATAGTAATACTGGTACATGGCAAGCATCTGTAAATACTAATTATCTTACTGTTGGTGCAAATACTAACTTTGCACCAGATGATGCAGTTACACAAAATGACGCAAGCGGTACATTAGTTACATCTAATTCTACAACATTAATTGTAAAAGATATTACAGGTTCGTTTGCATCTAATTCAACTCCAATTACTTCTGATTCGGGAGGCAGTCAATTAATAACAGCTACACCTACTACTAATACAATATATCAGATGTTTGGTATAACATCAAACGCACAAGCACATATTTTATCTGCATCTGCTTGTACTTCTTCTGCAACAGCAAGTGC